ATTATGTTTATCAAATACAAGTGAAATATATGGGAGATCATACGTGGATGGAACTATGAGTAGATTATGGGGTTTTATATTAACTGTTATATCAGCAATATGTGTTTATGTTGCAGTGTTATCTTATTTTCAAGTGACTGAATATGAAGGCAAGTTAAAGTCTTTTGAAGTATTATTAAAAGATACTAATGAAAAGAATCAAAGTCTACATGAAGAAGACTTAATAATCTTAAGACTAATACAAGAACAAAATAAACTTATTAAAGCTCAAGATGATAAGATCCGTATTCAAGATGCTAATATTGCAGAAGCTAGAGCTAGAAAGAAAAAATGAACGATAAAGTAATGACTAATATAATGTTTGTTGCAGCTATATCACTTAGCTGTATTGCAGCATGGTATTCAATTGCTGGTTTAACTGCAATATTTGCAGCAGCTGTAGTTCCTATCATAATTATGGGTGGCATCTTAGAAGTGTCTAAGTTGGTTGTAGCATCATGGTTATATAGGAATTGGGAAGAAGTGCCTAATACGTTTAAAACATATTTTACTGCAGCTGTAGTTATCCTCATGATGATTACCTCTATGGGTATCTTTGGATTCTTATCTAAGGCACACTTAGATCAAGCAGTGCCCGCGGGAGACGTATCAGCTCAAGTTACTATATACGATGATAAGATTAAGACAGAACGAGATAATATAGATGCTGCTCGTAAAGCATTGACTCAGATGGATGCTCAGATAGATCAGAAGTTAAGTAGATCTACGGATGAAAAGGGAGCAGACAAAGCTATTCAAATCAGACGTTCGCAATCATCTGAACGTAAGAAGCTACAGAACGAGATATCAGAATCACAAAAGACTATCGTTAAGTTACAAACAGAACGTGCACCTATAGCATCTCAAGCCCGTAAGATCGAGGCTGAGGTAGGTCCTGTCAAGTATATCGCAGCATTAATCTATGGAGATACCTTAGACGCTAATGTACTTGAAAAGGCTGTCCGCTGGGTCATCATCATGATCGTACTAGTATTTGATCCATTGGCAGTACTCATGCTTGTGGCTGTCAACTGGTCTCTAAAAAAAAGACAATCTGAAGTAGAACCAGAAAATATAGAGCCTTGGATTAATTATCCTATTGATCTACCAAAAAAGAAAGTAAAGCCTAAGAAACGTAAATGGCTTGAAAAAGAACCTGATCCTACACCCCTACCAGAAGCAGCAGATTGGGTAGAGGATACTCATTATGACCCTAACGAGTATGTTTCCCCAGCTAAGACCATCGAAGAAGAGGTCGATGCACTCAATAAACCTTTGAATTCATTAGATAGATTAAAGCAAAAGTACGGCGAACCTAATATCTAAACCATATAAATAGAATATGGGAGAGATATTCAAACTTATAGCAGACGTAGGGTTTCCGATAGCCGGAGCATGTGCGGCAGGTTACTTTGTATTCCTTACAGTTAGGTTTATCCTTGAAGGTGTTACTGGATCCGTAAAAGGTATGTCTGGTATCATCAAAGCTTTGGATAGACGAGTAGCAGCTATGAATCATGATGTTATTCGCATCGACACTAAAGTATCTCATGCATTAGGTATCCCACCAGATTTAGATAGAATTGCAAGAGCTGAGCAATCGGACGCTAGGAGAGACTAGTGGAAGACTTAGCAGATTTAATTAATAAGTATGGGTTTCCCATTATTGCAGCAGGCGGGTTAGGGTACTTCGTCTACTATGTTTGGAAATGGGTAACTGAAGAAATTGACCCTGTTATAGGTGAATCTAATAAAGTTTTAATTGAACTAATCGATCGTATCAGGATGTTAGATAACGACTTGATTAGACTCAATCAAAAAGTGAACGTCATTTTATCTTTAAGAGAGAAGGAACAAAATGAAGCTCACGACAAGGATACTAAGTCTTAGTATTTTATTGACAGGTTTTGCTGTTCAAGCACAACCGCTCCCTGATTATACATTCAAGAGCCCATCATTTAACGGTAATGGGTACTCTGCACACGTCTTGACTATTGAGAACCAAGAACACAATCGCAGAGATGCTATTGAAAAAGAAATCCAAGCAGCTCTTGATAAAGAAAAGAACGAAGCAAAGAATACGAATATATCTAAGTTCCTTAACAACCTAGAATCCCGTATCTATGCACAGATTTCTCAAAACGTGGCGACTGCCATGTTTGCAGATGGTGGTAGTAATGCCGGCACATTAAACTTTGAAGGCAACATCATCAACTGGACAAAGAGTTCAACAGAGATTACTCTTAACGTTACTGATTATGTAGGTAGCAGCACATCTATATCAATACCATTAGGATCATTTCAGTTCTAATGAAACATTTATTAATAATCATATCGCTTCTAGTTTTGACTGGTTGCGCTGGATCTACTGTAATTAGGGATGTAGATAAACCTCTCATCTCTAGAAATTTGATGCAAAAAGAATTCGATATGCTTCCTGGCCCACATGGCAAGAAGTTAACGATTGCTGTATATAGTTTTGCTGATAAGACGGGTCAAAGAAAACCTAGTGCAAACGTAGCTCAACTATCGACGGCAGTTACACAAGGCGCTGACGCGTTCCTTATCAAGGCATTACAAGATGTTGGTAAAGGTCAGTGGTTTGATGTTGTCGAACGAGTTGGCTTGGATAGTCTAACTAAAGAGCGTCAGCTGATTCGCCAAATGCGCGAAGCTTACGAGGGTGACAAAGCCAAGCCTCTATCTCCCATGATGTTTGCGGGAATTATATTAGAAGGTGGTATCGTAGGTTATGATTCATCGACAAGGTCTGGTGGATCTGCGATGAGGATGTTGGGCATTGGTCCACAAACACAATATTCTGAGGATATAGTAACTATCAGCTTAAGAGCTGTTAGTGTGAATACAGGAAAAGTTTTAGTATCAGTCACTGTGCAGAAGACGGTTTATTCTGCAGCTGATAGCTTAGCGATATTGAAGTTCGTTAAGAATGGAACGCAGGCATTTGAATTCGAGACGGGTTTGACAATCAACGAGCCAGGTACATTAGCTGTTAAAGCTGCTGTTGAGGCTGCAGTTGTTGAATTGATTAAAGAAGGAGAGAAGAAAGGTGTATGGGATTTCTCATATCCTTATGTCGCTCCAGAAAATAAAATAGAGGAGACAAAATAGATGAACAACTATTTAAAGATAATGGTTGCGATGATATTTTCGGCGTCTGCATTCGCAGCAGACAATAGTATTTACATTGACCAATCAGGTGATAATTCTACTATTGATATCACTCAAACTGGTGCAGGTAACGTTGTGCGTGGCATCCAAGGAGTTGGTACTGGTAATACAACACCAGCTAAGATCTATGGTAATAATACTGCTATAGATATCCAACAAGTTGGTTCTACTAATACGTTAAACTTAGGTGTCAATACATCTACTGCAACTGGTAGAGCGTATGGTATTGACTTGACATACTATGTAACTGGTAATTCTGGTACTGCTACTATTAATAGTAATAATGCTGGAACTGGTACTTCTGGATCTAACTTTATTGACGTAAGACAAACAGGTAACTCTGCAGGTATTAACTTAAATATCTTAGGTTCTAAAAATGACTTTACTGCTGTAACTTCAGGCGGTTCTGGTAACAGTATCACGGCATCAATTACTGCTGATGAAACAGTTAATAATATATCAATGACTGGCGGTGGTAGTAATACATTAACACAGACTACTACAAGTAATAAAGCAACAAACAATATTACTACACTTGGTGCAAGTAATGGTATAGTGTTAACGCAGTCTGGTACAGCTGGAACTAATGGTCATGCATTTACATTAAATCTAACTGGTTCAAGTAACACATTAAACGTAACACAATCAGGTACTATTGATACCACAGTGAACTTACTTAGCAATGGTAGTGGTAATGCATGGAACATCACAACTGGAAATTAATAGTTCTACTTCTATTCTCAGTAAATTCATTTGCTGCGATAGGAACTATTACTGAACAAAGTAATACCGCTCCTAGCATAACGCGAAAGAGCGGTACACTTTCAGGTACAAAAGGTATAGGCGTTGAGATGTCTGATACCATCAAAACAACTCAAGGTAAAGTAGGTATTACCTTTGAAGATAAAACAAAAGTAGACATAACTGAAAATTCTAAACTAATTATAGACGAGTTTGTCTATGATCCAAATTCTAAAAAGGGTGGCAAGTTAGCAGTTAACATTGCGCTTGGTACTGTACGATATGCATCCGGTCAAATTGCTAAGAATAACCCGCAGAGCGTGGCGATTAATACTCCTACGGCTACTGTCGCTGTCCGTGGTACAGACTTTACTGCTACTGTTGATGAGCTAGGTAGATCCACGTTCATACTATTACCTTCATGCCCTAAAGGTTGGGTTGATATAGAAAAAGACTGTAAGACTGGTAAGATCGAAGTCATCACAGATGAAGGTAAGGTTATATTAGATAAAGCATTCCAAGCTACGAGGGTAGATTCAAAAGAAACACGGCCATTCAAACCAGTCATCGTTAATCTGACAGAGGACATGATTAATAACCTGTTGGTATTATCTCCTCCAAAAGAACTAAGAGAGACTGATAAAGATAGACAGCGAAATAGAGAATCTGCAAAGGGAGCACTTGATGTTGACTTCCTTGCAGAGAATAAACTGGTAGACATACTAGTTAAAGAAGAGAAGGAGATGTATCAAGATAAGTTATCACGTAACTTATTAGATAACGATTTCCTTGCAAACGTATTAGACATCATCAATGCGCAACTAGCAGCACAACTAGATTTACTTGGTAAGACAAAGACAGGTTTATTACCTGATTATGTACCAACTTCAGGTGTTACAGTTGAGGTCGATGATTTACAAGTTACATTATGTCGTGAGGCTGGTGGAGATACTCAATGCATTACGACTCCAAAAAACCAAAATACTACTGTGACACAAACACAAGGACCAGTAGAAATTAAAAATAGGATTAATAATGGTGGCGGCACTACTATCAATACTACTCAGAATTAGTTTATTATTCTGTATTACTGCACACGCGGCAGGTACAGCAGGACTTAACTATACTACTTACGTAGGTGGTAATCCTAGCCCAGGTTATACACAAAGAACCGATGGCACTCTTGTTAGAACAGTTTTAAGTTCTGGTATAGTTAGTACAGTAAACTTTCAATGGGGTGGCGGTAATGTCTTAAACTCAAATAGAGGTGATGGAGTTATAGTTCGATTCTATGGTTTTATTAATATACCCACAGCTGGCACATATAGTTTTGGCGGTAATGCTGATGACGGCATCCGTATTAAAGTAAATAATACATCTGTAGTTGATAGTTGGATAGAAAGTGGTGGCGCATTTAGAAGTGGTAATATTTACTTGGCTGCGGGTACTTATCCTATAGAACTAATATATTATGAAAATGGCGGTGGTGCGATGGTTAACTTACAGTGGGTTATAAATGGAAGTTGGCAAATCGTTGATAGCTCTTATATAGCAACGGACTCTACATATTTTGCTCCTCCTACACCAACATATAGTTCAGGTATAACTACAGCGCAAACCACTCGTAAGAACTCTGAGACTGCTCAACGTAATGCTCAATCAGGAAACGAGATACAGATCGAACAGATTGGCGACAATAATAACATTACGATAAGACAAGGTGTTAACGTTACTGGTAAGAATAGGATTGAGTTATACTCTAATGGTAACTATAATACGCTTAACTTAAATCAGGGTTATACTACAACAGGAATAGTATCAGTAGGAGATAGTAATAACCATTATCTTAATTTAAACTTAATAGGCAATAATAACACAGTAACAAAACAACAGACTGGTACAAATAACTTTTTAGAGACAACTATAAGTGGTAACAATAATAATGTTACTAATCTTCAGCAAGGTACTAGTGGTAAGATATTATTTGAGAGTGTGAGTGGTAATAATAATACAGTGACTACTAATCAGAAGGATTCTGGTCAGCATTACTTGGATCTTAAGTTAACTGGGAATGGTCATAATGTAGGTGTAACTCAACAAGGAACAGGTAACCACGCTGCTACGATTGACTTGACTAATTCAGGCGGTGCAGCAACACTTAACCTTAACCAGTTAGGATCTACAAATCAGATATATAGTATACAGCAAAGTTGTGTTAATGCTGCAGGTTGCTCAACAAACATTAGCCAATGATTGACCATGCCAAGATTAATGCGCCTAATGCTAATAAAAGTTCTAAAGTAAATAACATGCTATCCTCCTTTCTGTATTACTTATGGCAATAACTTATTAATTTTGTTAAGTTTTATTACAAGATTGTTACAAAAACACAAATATATTTGTCTATAAATAATTTTACATTAATTAAACAATGAGTTATAATGAAAAAATATAAGACCATTTGTATATCAGATACACACTTGGGAGCTGGTGAAGCTAAAGCTGACCTGCTCAATAACTTCCTAAAACATAATGACTGTGAGAACCTATTCCTTATAGGTGATATCATTGATGGTTGGAAGATCCATCTAAACAAATGGAAGTGGAAACAAAGTCATACTAATGTTATTCGTAGGATCTTAGGTTTTAGTAAACGCGGAACAAAGGTTGTGTACGTAACTGGAAACCATGATGAGTTCCTTAGACCATTTGTAAACTACTTTAGTCTTGGCAGAAACATAGTATTATGTAACCAAACAGAGTATACGGACATACAAGGCCATAGGTTCTTGATAACACATGGTGATATGTTTGATGGTATCACGCGTATGGCAAAATGGATCTCAGTATTAGGAGATCACGCATACGATGCAGTATTATGGATAAACACTAAGTTTAACTATATAAGACATAAGTTAGGGTTTGGTTATTGGTCGCTTAGTCAATTCTTAAAACATAAGGTAAAGAAAGCTGTAGGATTTGTATTTAAGTTTGAAGAGACTATAACAAGCTATTGCGCAAAAAAAGGATACGATGGAGTCATATGCGGTCATATACATACTCCTGAGATCAAAGTAATTAAAGACATCATATACATGAATGATGGTGACTGGGTCGAATCATGTTCAGCCTTAGTCGAGACACATGAAGGTGAATGGAAAATTGTTTACTGGAAGAAGATAAAATGAAAGTTAAAAACTTAATACGTAAGATGTATCTAGCTTGTGTTAGACATCAAAAGAAGAAACAAAAGAAGCTTTGGTTTAAGGCACTAAAGAAGAGTCTACAGCATAAGAAGACTCAGGTCATACAGTGAACCGTAGACCACTTAAATTCGTAACAAGACAACACGAACTAGAATTAATCCAACGTTTGGAAACAATAGTAGATTGTTCTACATTTGATCCAAAAGATACTGCCGTTATCATGGCATCGCCTGATTATTCTGCTACTGTTGCTATGCATTTAGCACATAGTTGGTCTAATAATGGTGAGATGATTACAATTATTCCTGTAGATGTAGCATATCCAGATGAAACTGTTCTTCCATATATTGATAAGTTCCATCACGACTTTTATTGGCATAAAGATAAGTATAAAAAGTTCGTATGCATTGAAGCTGGAATTATAAGAGGTGGTAACTGGGCTTGGCTATTAAATTCTCTTAATAGCTTTGATATTGATAGAGATGATATTACACTTATAGCTATGTTAGAGAATATACATTCTACCATAAAGTCTGATTATGTTGCAGAATACTATGATGATGAGAAGGAAGAACTTATGTTTTATTTTGAAAAATTTAATAAACACTGGCCTATAAAATGAAAAAAATATTGTTAAGCCCATGGCTTGCATTACTCACATTATCATTATTGATAGCAATCAGAGTTTATGATCCTGCATTTGTAGAGTCGGTTAGACTAAGATACTTTGATACACTTATAACAAGTAAGTCCCACACCGTTTCCAAGCAGGTTCATGTGGTTAACATCGATGATGCATCTATCGAGAGACTTGGTCAATTCCCATTTCCAAGGAGCCAATATGCAAATATTATCGAAGACCTTTATCACCGTAATGCTGGTCTCGTTGTTTTTAACATTTTTATGCCTGACGCTGATCGCTTTGGACGTGATGCCAACATGGCTGATAGTCTTGCTAGACACCCTGTCGTCTTACCTCAGGTAGCAGCACCAGAGAAACAAAAAGCCCAAGCGTTTAGACCTGGAGTTTCTGAGATTGGATCACCAGCTCATAACTTCACTGTAGATTATCCTGGTATCCAACCTAATATACAATTATTTAACACCAGCGCAGCTGGAATAGGAGTCGTGAATGTCTTACCTGAAATTGATGGCGTTACTCGCCGTATCCCTATGGTCGTATCAAGCGGAGGCTTGCTCTACCCAAGTATTAGTCTCGAAACTTTGCGCGTCGCAGTCGGAGATCCAAGTTTCCAAGTTAAATCTACCGATGTCGGAATCGAAGCTGTTCGAATCCCCAAATTCGCCAAGATCCCAACCGACAGTATCGGTCGTATCTGGGTTGACTGGTCAGCGAGTCCAATTCAACACTCTCTTGTGGACCTCCCAAAATCGTTCGATGGAGGTATCGTCATCGTTGGCCTCACCGCCCGTGGGCTCAATAACCCAGTTGCAACCCCTCGAGGTGGACTCTTTCCTCATTACGTTCAAGCGTCTGTACTAGACACACTCACCTCAGGCACAAGCATATCACGCCCTGATTGGGCAGATGGTGCTGAGATATTAGGATTAGTACTACTTTCTATCATATCAATTTTATTAACTAGGTGGACATATGGATTTATTCCTGTCATTGCTATTCTCTGTGGTGTTTATTTCGGCGGTAGGTATATTTTTCAAGGATATTCCTTTTTATTGGATGTTAGCTTTCCTATTATTGGGCTTGTTTTGGTTTACGTACACAGCTATACAGTTAAGTTCCTTAGTGAGTTAAGTCAAAAACTACAGATCAAGAAACAGTTTGGTACTTACCTATCACCAGCAATGGTTGAGAAGTTACAAAAAGATCCATCACTACTTAAACTTGGTGGTGACAGTCGTGAACTAAGTATCATGTTTACAGACGTTAGAGGCTTCACCACTATATCAGAACACTATGGAGCAGACGTACAAGGCTTAACTAAGATCATGAACCGTTATATGACAGCTATGACTCGTAAGATCATAGACAATAACGGAACACTTGATAAGTATATCGGGGATGCTCAGATGGCATTTTGGAATGCACCATTAGATGACAAAGATCATGCACTCAATGCAGTTAAAACAGGATTGGAGATGTTAGATGACTTGGATAGATTCAATGAAGAGATTACTAAAGAAGGTATTCCTCCTTTTGGTATGGGCTTGGGTATTAATACCGGGGTCGTCGTTGTGGGTAATATGGGCAGTGAGCAGCGTTTTGACTATACCTGCCTCGGTGACTCAGTCAATCTCGCATCACGTCTTGAAGGTCAATCAAAGCCTTATGGAGTTCGCATCATCCTTGGTACCAGAACAGCAGACCTCGTCAGAGACAAATACAACGTCATCGAATTAGATAACATCGCTGTGAAAGGCAAGACTGAAGGTATCAAGATCTATACGATAGGCGAGACGATTAAGTATAAGCATGATGAATACCTCAAAGAATACTATCGTGGAAATTGGGACAAAGCCATTAAATGGGCCAATGATCTAGTCAATGATGATAGCGTAACCATCAAGCAATACTACATGAACATGATCGAACGTATGGAAGAGGGCCTCCCGGCTAACTGGGATGGCACTTTCAGAGCTACATCTAAGTAGCATATATCCTCCAGTCCGCGCTGTCCCAGGCGCTCCCGGGCATACCCAAAACAAAGTCTAATATAATCAATAACTTGCATAATACGTAAGTTATTGATCCATATACCTTATTTATTTTCAGCAGGCCTATGTACTTTAATTAGCTAATCCGGTATAATGGTTATATTAAATCAACAAACGGAGAGAAACAATGAAAAACTTAAAAGAACAAATTAAATGGGAAATCCAAGCATACGGTATGACCAAAGCTCAATTAGACCAAATGGTAAAAACGCAAGCGTTTCCAGGTCAGGAAATGATGTTCGCAGCAGGTATGTTAAGTGACGCACAAGAAGTTATCGGTGCTGACTTAAACGGTGCTAATGAAGGTTGGATATCACCTCAACAAGCTAATGAAGCTCGCCAGTTCATTAACTGTGCTAAAGCAATTATGTTCGATGTTATGGATCCATCACGCCGTACAGTAATGAAGGAGGCTGCATAATCATGGGTTTAGATATGTATGCGTATAGTCGCGCTAAAGAAAAAGAATCAAAAGCAAATGAGCTCCAATACTGGAGAAAACACAACGCGCTTCATGGTCTCTTAGAAGACATGTGGAACGATAAGGGTCAACCTATCCCTCAGTGGATGCGCGACGAGTATCCTGAAGATTTCGAACAGAATCGCGTTATACCGTTCAATGGTATCGAGATGGAACTTACTGAGGCTGACATCAACTATATTGAGTCAGTGGTCATTAACAATGAGTTACCTATGACAGAGGGTTTCTTTTTTGGTCAAGACACAAGGTTCAGCGAAGATGATAAAGCTGGTGACTTAGAGTTTATCAAGAAAGCTAGAGAAGCTTTGGCCAAAGGCGAAGAAGTATTTTACACTAGTTCATGGTAAGCATGTACATTAATTAACTAATTTGGTATAATAACATTATGGAAAATCAAGATAACATTAAACTAAACGTAAAAGGTCTTAAGAGGGGTTATATGTATTCAACCCCAGACCCGATCGACTATGATGATCTCATAGAAGATGAACGTGAACTTTTAAATGCCATGGCCGATCCTCACTTTAACGGTCCTGGCTTTGACGAATAAGACTCTACGCCACTTAATACATATATGCGGACTATGTCGACTCAGCTTCCGCGGGTCAGTGTGGATACACATATGTAGAGTCTTTTATAAAGCATACTAGAGAGGTCAAACTAAGGGTACCTCTATTTGATCTAGTATGCTTTATAAAAGGGCCTATAGCTCAGTTGGTTAGAGCAGAGGACTCATAATCCTTTGGTCCATGGTTCGAGTCCATGTGGGCCCACCAATTTTTTAACTTGAAAGGTATATTATGAAAAAATTATTAGTGATATTGCTTATATCAACAACAGCATTAGCTAAAGGTAAAGAATCTTGTGAATCAATCATGTCTTCTGAGAGCTTAAGCAAACAAGAGATATCTTTAAGGCGAGCTAAAGAACCAAATCAAATTTTAACATTCAAGCAAAAGCTTTACTTCATATGTGATCAAACGACTGATGATATTACATATAATATAATAGATGGTGGTATTAAATTGCCAGATAATTATGTCGAAGCTAATATGATTGTAAAAGAAAAAAACGGCACTATTAAATTAATCAACTATAACGAAAGGTAGTATATGCAATTATTAGAAGAAGATCGTAAGAAAATTAAAGGTGCATTAGGCGAGATCTCTGATTCAATGACACGAGTCGAGGCTGAGAAGGACTTTGTTAAAGAAGTACTTAAGAACCTTTATGACGAGTTTAAGATCCCTAAAAAGACATTAGCTAAGCTTGCTAATACGTATCATAGACAAAACTTCAATGAAGAGGTTGCTCTTAACGATGAGTTTGAGACCATCTATCAAAATGTTACCAATCAAGAAGCAGAATAATTGTACATTATTAATTAATTATGGTATACTGCCAATATGAAAACTAAAAAACCTACCAAAGAATGGCAAGAAAAAGCTATCGCTAAAGGCAAAGGTGATGGTGCTCCTGTGGTAACACAAGACGAGTATCGTACATCTTTGATGAAAGCGTTAGGATACTATAACCTTAATATGGACAATAGCGAACGTGCTAAGGTCGTCCTTAATTATCTTAAGAAGACTAATAAGAAGTATTATGATGTCTTATCTAAAGCACCTGACTATGAATTCTTGTCTTTAGGATCATTAATAACTATCCTTAATAAAGGTGAATACTTATCTGACAAAGATCAAAAAGGTATGCAAGATAAGCTTGACTCTCTATATGAGTGTTACTCTTATAATCAGCCAGTAATAGATGATCGTCCTAAGGCTCAAGTGATATCTATCGAGAAGCGAGTCATTGATGCAGCACGTACAGCATCTGAAGACATCGACTATGCTATAGATAAGTTTATGCATTCAAAAGTATGGGACTTCAATACTAAAGCTCATTTGCTATCTAACAATATATCAGGTATGGTGGCTAAAAAGATTGGCGATTACTATAAGCTCAATGTCGACGAGATCGATGAAGCCATGGCTGGTACTGATGAGCAACTTACTGAAGGCTATTCATTCCTTACTAAGACTGAACTTAAGAAGTTTAGAGCTGCTATCCAATCCATCGTAGATGATTGTGCTCAACATCAAGTTACAGTTAAGAAGCCTAGAGCTGTTAAGGTTAAAGCTCCGGCTTTAGTGGTTAAGAAACTTAAGTATATGTTTAAACATGATCTATTGAATCTTAAGTCTATCAATCCAGCAGACATAGTTGGTGCTAAAGAGTTGTGGGTCTATAATATCAAGTATAGAAAACTTGTAGCTTATGTAGCTGACGACTCTGATAGCTTAACAGTCAAAGGTACTACCATCATCAATTATAGTATCGCTAAGTCTTGGGCATGGACTCTTAGGAATCCTGAGAAGTTCTTTAAAGATACACAGATAGGTAAGCGCCCATTAAATGCTGCAGCAAAAGCTTTGACTACAAAACCTGTGGCGCCAAACGGCAGAATTAATGAAGAAACAATTTTATTAGGTGCATTTTAATGATCATATTAGATTATAGTCAGATCGCATTAAGTAACATCTTACCATTTCAGAAGGATATAAAGAATCAAACTCCTGAAGAGATTAAGAACTTAATTCGTCATACGACATTAGCAACCATCAAATCTTATAAGAAGAAGTACAAAGAATACGGTGAGGTCATCATAGCATGTGATGGACCATCATATTGGCGTAAGACTGTATTCCCGCATTATAAAGCACATCGTAAAGCTAATCGCGATAAGTCAGACCTTGATTGGAAGTTTATATTCGAGACTCTTTCTGAATTAAGACAAGATTTAATCGACTATTTCCCATATAAAGTACTTATTAATGAAGGTGCTGAGGCTGATGACATCATCGCGGTGCTTACAGAGTTTACACAAGAAAACTTATTACAACAAAATGGTCTATTCCCTGAACCTCAAAAGGTATTAATAGTATCATCTGATAAAGACTTTATCCAATTACAACGCAATAAGAACGTGCGTCAGTGGTCACCTATGCAACGTAAGTTTGTAGAAGGCACCAATAAAGAAGTTCAAGAGTATACTATCCAACATATAGTTAAAGGTGATAGCGGTGATGGTATACCAAACATCTTATCAAGAGATGATGTGTTTGTATCTGGAGATCGTCAGAAACCTTTTAGTGCTAAGCGTCTACCTGAATTCTTTGAGAAAGGTATCGAGGCTTGTAAGAACGATGAAGAGAAGAGGAACTATCAACGCAATCAACAGTTAGTTAACTTTGACTTTATACCCGAACCATTAGCTAAAATAATCATATATACTTATGAGAATACTAAGCCTAAAGGCGATAAGAATTCTGTTATGGAATACTTAATTAAAAACCAATGTCGATTATTACTCGACGAAATTGAGGACTTTTAAAATGGCAACAACATTTTTACCAGAGATACTTGAAGAGATCAATACAGATCCCAAGTTATTATCAACAAAGTATAAAAGCAATGCAGCACTTAGGATAGTATTTGAATATGCTTTTATGCCTGAGAAGAAGTTCCTTCTGCCTGAAGATGAACCTCCTTATAGACAAGATGCAGCACCTATAGGCATGAGTCCAGCTATCCTTACACAAGAGCTTAGACGATTCTACGTATTCCTTAGAAAAGACTTAAAGCCTATCAAACGTGAAGCTCTATTCATATCATTATTGGAATCTGTACATCCGTCTGAGGCTAAATTAATCATAGCTATCAAGGATCAAAAGCTTCCTAAGCTATATAAAAAGATCACCCGTAAACTTGTAGAGGAAGCTGGGTTCATCGCACCCATAGCGCCCAAAGCATAAATTTGCATAAATAGATAGTAAGCTATATATCAGACAGCTCATGAGTCTGGGTGTGTTTTAAAATTGTCTTTATAATCAATAAGCTATGTTAGCATGTACTTTAATCAAAGGATGTGGTAGTATATTAGATATGATAAGGCAAATATTACTTTATAAAACGGATAAGATCTCGGTCTATTGCACACCAGCAGTAAGACGCTTATCACCTCGCAGGCTTACTACGTTTGTAAAGCAATGCGTAGCTGCTGAAAAGACCCTTATCAAAAGTATATCCAATAAGTATCCAAAAAAATCAAAGGATGTTAAGTATACATTCTTGTTTAAGAACTATAAGACTGATGAGATGTTAGGTTCATGCGATCAAGAATATGATGACGACATCATGATCGAGCTTAACGCTAAGAATACATCTAACTTATGTAAGACTATAGCACATGAGTTAGTCCACGCCAGGCAATTTATATCTGGTCAATTGAAATATAATGTTAGGATCCAATACCTTACGTATGAAAACGATAACCATAGATACATATATCGTAGACAGCCGTGGGAACTTGAAGCCTATAAACTTGAGCAAAAAGGTGCACTTAAGATTAAGAAGTGGTTAATGGAACATCCACGCTTCTTACCTAAAATTGAAGATGAATATATTTTACCTAGATCGTAATCCAACAAAAGCAGCAGAATACCACGTAGATAAACACTGTGTCAAGATGATACTCGAGTCTTGTCAACTATTATCTACTGCTCATCGTGTGTTAGACGGTCTTGGCCCTATTAAAATTAAGAGTCCTACCAGTAATCGCATGGTGACTCGCTATTGGATATCTGATGATAGACAAGAAGCTTTATATAGTGCAACTCATGTCAACCATCCTTCAGCAGTATGGTGTAGAAGTGCATCTGAAAATTATATGTGGTTATGGGTATTACTAAACGAACTATGTAAGGAATATACTTATCGTTATGGTAAGGTTCACAAGTGTGAATCATCGGGTCTTGTAGCAAGACTAAAACAAATACCTAATAATATAGCTCGTGGACATTTTACAGACCCAACTCCAGCCATGCCTGATCAATATAAAGTAAAAGGTGATGGTGTACAGTCATATCGCAACTATTATAACGGCGAAAAGCAAAGAATGTTCTCTTGGAAGAAAAGGCAAGTCCCAGGGTTTATAAATAAAACTACAGGGGAAAATTATGCCAACATATGATTTTAGAAACAAAGATACTGGTGAAGTGTTTGAAAGAGTTATGAGTATCTCTGCAAAGGCAGAGTTCCTCGAAGCTAACCCAAATCTTGAGCCATTAATTACTGGCCTTAATCCATTAATAGATCCAGTTAGATTAGGTATTCATAAAGC